ATGAGAAAAATAATAGAGGAAAGTAAAAATGGCCCTACTACTTGAAGGCGGCAACATATTTAAAGATCCAGATGGCAATATAATTACACGCCGAATTGACCAAAAAGATGTTGTCCCAACATTACGTTGGTTAGAAAAAATTACAAATTTACCTCACGAAGATTTTATGTTAGGATCTACAGGGCGCAAAGAAACAAGTGGTGACCTAGATGTAGCGGTAAATCAACAAGAAGTAACTAAAGATGAACTTGTACAAAAACTAGCAGCTTGGTGTGAACAAAATGGTCATGATCCTAAAACATGGATTCGCAAGACAGGCATAAGTGTTCATTTTCTTACTCCTATAAATGGAGATGAAGGAAATGGATATGTTCAAACAGATTTAATGTTTGGTGATCCCGAATGGATGAAATGGAGCATGGCTGGATCTAATGATGCAACTGCTTATTCAGGTGCAGAAAGACAAATACTAATGAGCAGTATTGCAACAGCGCAAGCCTATAAATGGAGCCCACAGCAGGGCCTTATAGATCGCATGAGTAATCAAGTTATTACTCGTAATCCACAAGAAATAGCGCAGCATTTAATTGGTCCTAATGCGCAGCAAGACGATTTAGAAAGTGTAGAAACTATTCTTACTGCACTCAGGAGCCGTGTTGATTACCAAGAACTTACTGCTGATGCTAGAGCAGCGTTTGAAAAACGTGGTAAGCAACTACCTGAAAGTGCTGATATTACTAGACTTAAAGATCTAGCAGGAATACAAAACTACGCATATTAACTATAAAGAGTAGAGATTAATGAAAGTACAAGAGCTTTTTGAAAATAAACAAATAATTACTGAAGGCGCCGAAGCTCGTATACAGCACGCAGAAGACCTTGTGTTTTGGGAAGGTGCAGCTGGCGCTCGTAGAGCAGTTGAAGCACTAAAAAGTTTAGAAGAAGGCAGGCATCAAGATGTAACAATTAAATGGGACGGCTCTCCTGCTATCATATTTGGAAGAAACGAAGAAGGCAAGTTTGTTTTAACAGATAAAAGCGGATTTGGCGCAAAAGGCTACGACGGTCGTCCTACCTCAGCGGCTGCTGTAAACAAAATGTTTAGTAAAAGAAATCCAAACAATCCTGAATCTCAAAAAGTGTTTGCAGGAAAAATGAGTGCGCTGTACGATCTTTACCAAAGAAGTTTTCCTAAGCATGTAATAGGCTATTTAAAAGGTGATTTGTTATACTTTGATACGCCAACAAATGAAAATGGAAATTACGTGTTTACACCTAACATTGTTACGTATGAAGTAGATGCAGAAAGTGAAATAGGTCAGCAAATTGGTGCTAGTACAAGTGGAGTAGTGGTTCATAGATTTATGACCCCAGATGGTAAAGATACGGCAGTTGATAACACTATTTTAAATCAGATGAATTCAGGCGAAGTACTATACTTTCCACCAGTGACTGTTGAACGTGCGCCTAATGTAAATGATTCGCATGCTAGGGAAGCTAATAATCTTGTGCAAAAATATGGTGCACAGATAGATGATATGTTGAACGTAGAGAGAATTACAAGGCTTAAAATGAAGGATTTGCCTATGATTTTCTATACATATTTAAATAAAAAAGTAGACACAGGGTTAACTAATCTCGGTGCAGACTTTATGCAATGGCTAGCCACTAGTAAGGTTTCGCCTGCTAAACAAGCACGGATACAAGAATATCTAAATACGCATATAAATGGTTTTAATGGCATGTGGCAAATTGTTGCTGGTATTATGCAAATTAAAAATGATATAATAAAACAGTTTGACTCACACGATAGCGCTATTAAAGCAACTACGGCTGGCTCAAAAGGTGGCGAGGGATATGTGCTAGATCATTCAGAAGGTGCAATTAAACTTGTAGATAGGTCAGGCTTTACTGCTGCTAATAGAGCAGTGCAAAGAGAAAGCACTGCTTTAGATGAAGGTAAGACTTGGATGAAAGATGGCGTCGAAATGTGCAGCAAAGAATGCTGCGGCCAGCCAGTAACTGAATGTAAATGCGGTCCAAACTGCAAGCATTGTGATTGCTACAAAAAAAATAAAATAAATGAAGAACTTTCTAGCATTCAAAAACTAAGTGGTTTATAATGATGGATTTTATTAAAGATATACACGAAGCAAGGATGACACGGAATTCGTCTGATCAAAAAGATCTTACATATTCTGATTGTTGCGAAAAAATGTTTTTAATACTTTGTATTATAGAAGTTATGCGTCATGATCAAGACAATACTTTGTTTTTACAAAACTATTTGAGAAAAACTACTGCACCAGACGGATACCGTAATTTTAGAATGACTAGCACAGATCTTTATAATTTTGTTTACTTTGTAAACGGCGATAATGATGCTATGGATAAACTTAAAAATCCTGGCGATGCAAAGCAAGTAAGACGTCGCACACACGTACCGGTAATGGCTATTAACCGATATTTGATAAGTGTAAAAGGTAATCCTACTGATAGAAATTTACAAAGCTTTAACTTTTTCTACGAAATACAAAATACAATAAAAGAACAAACATCTAGTTATAGCTCACTAAGAAGAGATATAGGTAATTTTGTAAAACTGTCTATTAGAGATAAAAAAGAAGTTATTACTAAGTTACTGCATGCAGCACAAGCAAAGCTTAGAGCAAGTGATATTATAGATTATTACTCTACTTGGGCTGGTTCTAATAGACTTATTGATCCTACAGTTAAAGATACAGAAATTGATATAAGCCAGCCAGATTTAGAAAAATCTCCTAGCGATGTAAGTTATTATAGATTAATTGTAGGTAACGAAAACGCTGTAAGGGCTACTAAATTTGTAGAATATGCAGCACAAGGCAAAGCAACGCCAATAAACTTTATTCAAAGTTATTTGCCTATAATACAGATGGTGCACGACTTTGTTAAAGCAGGACCAGTTGCAATATCCCAACTTAAATTGCTGCATAGTAGAATAAAAAAACTAAACAAAAAGTAGTATTAACAAATTATTTTAGTTAGTTTTTGATAAATACTTTTAACAAGGCAAAAAGTTTGCCTTGATTCAAACAAGGAGAGATAAGATGGCAACAGCCGTAACAAGAGATGTAACTCGCGTAAATCCAACAGCACCAACACTTGGTACTATTCAACGTAATGCACAGGTAACACTTTATAAGTGTGTACTAAGTGGTGCAAATGATGCTGTAGCACTAACAGCAGCAACTGGTCAGCAAACTGTAGAATCAATTGGTTCACACGGAATGATGATTCAAATTATTTCTACTGGACTAGAAATTTTCATCGTTGGTGATCGTCATGCAACTGATATCGATTCAGTAGCAACAGCAATTGGTCAAGTACTAGACACATCAGCTGGTTCAGTGACTAGCTCAGGGGTTTACACCTGTGGCGGTGGCGGTACTGTAACAGTTACAGAACCAACAACATTCGAAGGTCTATAATATACAATTATAATAGATTTAAAAAAGCGTCACTTTTCCAGTGGCGCTTTTTTTATGACCTTAAATAGCATATGCAGTTTTTAATTAAAACTCTTGTTGACATTACTAATACTAATGTAAGGAAAAGATCAGGTAAAGAATCTTTACAGCAAGATAACAATGATATGATAGTGCAGACTATTGGTTTGCGTGTTAATTTAGAAAATATCAAATTAACGTCATCAAAAGAAACTGTAGATGAGATTTTTGGAACTGACTTTAAAGGAGAACACCAAGTTTGGAATTTTGTTTTTACTCCTAGCATGAAAGACAGTATTTCAATAGATAATTTAATGAAAGACTTTGATAGTATACCAGTAAATATAGACCTAGACGAAACAGCTCAAATAAAGAAAAATTGTTTTGTGACTAATAACAGTCAGCATACAAATATACTTTTCAAAGCCATCGAATAAATACTATATTATATAGGGAGTTGTAATGAGTACAACAGATTTAGAAAAAGAAAATTTAGAAGCTCATGTAGATTTGTGTGCTCAACGTTATGATGTATTAGAATATCGTCTTAGTAAAGTAGAAGAATCGGTGACTATGGTGCATAAAATGTTGAGAAGCCAGAATGAACAAATAGCCCGTAATAATAAAACTCTAATTGCAACCATTGTTTCTACAGCTGGTACTATCATTGTAGGACTACTAGGAACATTAGGCGTAATTTTAATGAATGGATCTTAAGATGAATGAAGCAAAACAAATATGGGGTCGTAAAGGATCGGCACTTGTAAGAAAATACAGATGTTCTAGCGGTAAACGTCATGGCCGTATTGTTTCGTCGCCCACAGCATGTCACGCTGCACCAAATGTAAAACGCAGTGCACAAATGAAAATCACTAGAGCACGCTTGGGCAAAGTAATGGCAAGACGTGCTAAACGCACACGTAGAGTAAATCCAGCAAGCAAGCGTTTATCACAAGGAATGAACAAAAGATGAAAGTAACAGATCTAGTACAGGAACAAACACAGCAAGACCCAGTTCAAGCAGCACAAGCACGAATAAAAAATATCCAAAGTAGTATACAAACACATACAAAAGAGCTAGCTAGATTACAAAAAGAACTTCCGCTTGCTCAACAAGCGCTCCGTACTGCTCAAGATACTAAGAGACAATCTCAACAGCAACCGCCTGCAAACAATCAAGTGCAAGGCGGAACAATGTCTTTAAGTGGTCCAGCAGTACAAGGCGGAACAATGCCGCTATGAAGATTAACGAGCTTATATTAGGCTATGAAATACAGAGAACCAATGAAGAACAAAAGCTTTTAAGTAAGCTAGGCTTACCAGTGCCTATAGAAAGTTTAACAGAACGAGAAGAAGTTCTATTTAAAAACCTAGAACGTAAAAATTTAGTAAATAGAATAACAAAAAACGGAAGCACTCTAGTTAAACGTAATGAACACAGTTATACCCCATTTAAAACGATTACTAACTAATATAGACATAAAACTTTTTCCTTACGAAAAAGGGAACAGCATCTATATAGGTAATTCTTGTGTCAAAAAACAAAGACAATCGTTTAAGGTTTTTTCTAATAAAAAATTTGTAGCAGAAACATTTACAAAGCTAGCAGCTCTTACTCTAGCAAAACATAATTTTGACGAACATACAAAAATTTATGTGTGTAAACTTGATAAAAACATAGAGAAACATTATAATGACTGCGTATTCTACAAACATTCGATTAAAAAAACCAAAGATAAATGGAAAGAAGATTTGCTAGAAACACGTTTAGATATTAGTTCAGCTAAAATTGACAATGCTGTAGAAGAATTGGTAAATATTTTTACAAAGAATTGATAAATATTATTATAACAAATGGAATCTATCATGAAATTAACAGATATGAATAAAAAGCCAACACTAAAAGATTTAAACGCAAATCTTTTAGAAAGATTTAACATCAAAGTTGATTTAGAAGAATATTCTTACAATAAACTGCTAGAGATGGCTAGTACATTACAAACTAAAATTAGTAAACTTGTCGAAAGCAATAGTTTTGAGTACGTTCAAAACGACGATTATCAGAAAAATTCTTTGTTTTTAGAAATACTAGAATCTGAAATTGCAACACGTCGTACTGTAATCGAAGGTGCTGAAGACAAAGCTGAACTTGTAATGGCATCAAAAGATATGGTAGATAGAGTTACAGGCTGGATGGAAGACACAGCTGAAATGCAAAGTGAATCAATGCTAGAACTAGCAGATGCTATTCGTGATGAGCTAGGTGCAGATACAAGTCAGCAATTCCAAGATACTGTAAAGCCTGGCTTAGAAAGCTTGTATGCTGCAATGGAACAAACACGTCAAGGCTTAATTGCAGGTGTTGGTTTGCTTACTGGCGAAGGGGGAGCAGTAGCTCCTATGGGCGCAGCTGAAGGTCCCCCGGCTCCAACAGGCGATGAAGAGCTAGGCGGTGACATGGATATGGATATAGAAGCACCAGGCGATGACGACTTTGGTGCAAGTGCAGCCGCAGCAGGTGGAGAAGAGCCAGCTGATCGCACACGTAGAGAATCCGTTGATCTTTCACGTAGACTTGGTATGATAATGAGCGAAGGCTACGGCAAGAAGAAGAAAAAGAAAAAAGCATATGAAGGTTACGGAAATCCTGACCCATATGGCCTTAGACCAATTATAAAAAAAGCTCAAAGTCAACCTGCAATGAGAGCAAAAATGTTATACATGCTTGAAATGATGTTGAAAAAGCACCCAGAAGCTAAGAAACAAATTGACCTTGCAATTAAGGCTATAACAGATATGGGTATCAGCGGAAAGCAGATTAAAGAAGGTAGCTCTCTAAAAAAAAAGTAAAAAACACTAAAAGAAGTGTAAGCGAAGAATCTACATCTGATATGCTAGCAAGGTTAGATGCAGAACGAGCAGCAAAAGCAGAAAGGAACAGGGTACACGGTGATCTTAGAGTTACAGATTATGATTGGAATGAATATCACAAATTACCGCCTAAGGAACGTCTAGCACGTCTTAGACAATATTTTGCTAATCCCGACAGCGACCCTTTGATAGTGGCTGCTGATGGCGAACATGAAGATTATGTACACCATGATACCGGCAAAAAAGTACCATATAGCTATGGTAGTACTAGTATGGAAGTACCAGCTAGGTTAGGATATGGTGCTGTACAAGATCCTACTACAGGTAAATGGACTCGACCTACTCACATCAGCCGCTTGAAGCCTACTATGACAGATAAACCAGACACTATGCTATTTAAGAATGCTGGACGCGGCTCCGAAAGAGCTGGCCGCCGAGAAGTACAACGCAGAAGGACGAAAAAATAATGCGCTTTGCAGAAATCCTGCGAGAAGATACTAATACTTTATTCTTAGTTTTGTCTAATTTACAAGGTGAAGCTGATACAGAAGGTATGCCCTTGATATTGCACTTTGACAAAAAATTCACACCTGTGCAAGGTGCAATAAACAAAAATCTAGATGAAATTATGGCTAATGTAGGATCTGTGCAATTTACCTATGATACATTTAATGATGCATATGAACAAGACCCAAGAATCAAAGGTCTAGTAAAGCAGTTTGATTCCGAGAAGATAGAATTAAAAACTGAAAAAGAAATGGTAGATCCTGCATCACAAGCAGACCAGCAAAAAGATACTGTTAGCGATATGGCTAGCAGAGCTGCACAAAAAGGTTTAGATAACGAATTATCCTAAAATGAACATTCAAATGCTAAAAAATGAAAACCCCGGAGAGAGATTTTTTTTAGACCGCGCAGAACGAGATAACTTTACTTGTAATATTGAGAAAAAATATAAAAAAGCTATAATTAAACGACAGGCTTTTGGTTTTGAAGACGTAAAATATAATATTAATGCCCAGGGATATAGGTCAAAAAAAGATTTTAAAAAAGGTGATACATGCAATGTATTTTTAGGTTGTAGTCATACATTAGGTGAAGGTGTACCAGAAGACTTAATTTGGCCTTTTTTAGTAAATAAACATTTAAAAGATTATGAGTATTACAATTTAGGTAGACGGGGTGCTTGTCCTAATTTGTGCTACCTGACGTTAAAATCAATGATATCACAGGTAAAAGTTAAGCGTGTATTTTTATTGATGCCTAACAAATTTAGAAGACATTTTTATCATAATGAAAATCAAATATATCAAAAATATGATTTAAGAAATTGGAAACCATTGACTAGAGATAGAGGATTTATTCAAAATCTTCTATCTGATAAAATGAATGATGATAATTTAAGTATGGTAACAGATGCAATTAAAGGATTGTGTTTACAACACAATAGTAAATTTTATTGTATAAACGTCGACGACTTAGTTATAGATGAAAAATACAGAACAGCACGAGATAGAAACCATTTTGGTCCAGAATATCACAAGATTTTAGCCACAAAATTTATTGATCTTTTGACTTGACAAATTTTAAAAATTTAGTATAATTAAATTATGACTGAAAGAACAACAGAAACAATTGTTGAGGAGATAAAACTTCTCATAGAAGAACGGGTAAAACCTGCTGTTGCCGGGCACGGCGGCAATATTGAATTTTTAGATTATAATGATGGGCACCTATTACTCGAGCTAGGCGGAGCGTGTAGCGGCTGCGCAGGCAGTACAATGACTTTAAAAATGGGCATTGAAAACATGCTTATGCACTATATTCCAGAAATTAAAACTGTAGAAGCTCAAGACGATCCTATGAGCACTGTTGATCCATTTTATTCATCAATGGATTTTTATGATTGGGATTCATGGGACGACGACGATGATGACGATACTAGTATAAATTCTGATTGATTTAGCAATGAATAATTTAAAAGAACTCACTAAAGAACAACATAAAAAAGCAGAAAAATCCAAATTTGCAAAAAAACTTGTAACTGGCAATCTTACTGCATCTGAGTATGCCTGTTACCTATATAATATGTGGTTAGTATATGCTTGTTTAGAAACTAAGGCAACAGAACTTGGTGTATTAGACAGCATAGAAGATATATGCAGAACTCGGTTCATTTATTCAGATATGCTATCTATAGGAAGCAAAAAAGAACTTAAATTAAAGTCTTCTATAGATTATATTGAATATATTAAAAGCATTAGCAGTCCTAAAAAAATACTAGCTCATTGTTATGTTCGGCACATGGGAGATTTATCAGGCGGGCAAATTATTGCAAAAAATCTAAAAGATAAATTTCCTGTTCGTTTTTATGAATTTGAGCAAGATGTTATAATCCTAAAAGATAAATTTAGAGAAAAACTTGACGATAGTATGGCACCTGAAGCCACGATAGCATTTGGTTTTGCAGCTGATATTTTACAGGAGATGGATCACATTGATCTTACTTAATAACCTAAAGAATGAACTGGTATCTCATTTTAGCCCAAACGACTCTGTGCCTGTTCAAGATTTTGGTTTTGAGCATGGCAAGTTCGTTAACGAAAAATTTAGATGGGCACACTACGAATATTACACTACTGATAAGGTAGAAATTGTACATTTGGTTATTATGCCACATGCAAAATCAACTTCTCCTATCTTTGGCTTTGATGTAATTAATATTAGTGGCATTCTTACCGGAATGTTTTTTGATCTTACTCCAGTTGATGAAAGAGTCTTTAAGTTGCCAGTAATAGGCGATCCTCGGCCTAGACCTGAATGGAGTGGTTTTTTTAGTGAAAACTTTGTGTGCTGTAAACCAAAAAATCTAAATGAAGTAATGACTGTTGTGCCTGTTTTGAAATCATATCTGCAAGGCTTACCTAATTTAAAAACTACAGACGTAAGCAACAAACATCAAGCTTATATTGACGGACAAAGGAAAAATCCTCAGACTCTAAAAATGTTGTCTGCACATATTGGCAAAGATAAAGCCGAAGATTATTTTTTCAATCATCTTTGGCCTGACATAAAATGACCCTTATTACAAATAAATTTGATTATAAACCTTTAGATAGAACCAGCGTTGACGGCAAACGTAAATACCTAACACCAGATGGTGGCGCTGTTGCAAGCGTAACAACTATCCTCGATGCTACTAAAGATAAAACACATCTTATTGCTTGGCGTAAACGTGTAGGCGAAGCTAAAGCAAAAGAGATCGTAACCGAAGCAGCAGGCGTAGGCACTCGCATGCACAAGTATTTAGAAGACTATGTAGATACAGGTGAATGGCCGTCTGCAGGTTCTAATCCGTATGCTCAACAAGCGCACAGCATGGCAGAACAAATTAAATTACATGCTATGCAAGATGTAGGAGAAATTTGGGGATCAGAAGTTCAGCTTTATGTACCGCAACTCTATGCAGGCACAACTGATTTAGTTGGAACCTATAAAGGCCAGCCTGCTATTATGGATTTCAAACAAACTAATAAACCTAAGAAAGTTGAATGGGTTGAAGATTACTTTCTACAACTGACTGCTTATGCTATTGCTCATAATGAAGTCTATGGCACTAACATCTGCGAAGGCCATGTGTTTATGTGTAGTCGTGATGGCGAATATCAGCAGTTTGATATTTGGCCACACGAGTTTGCCGAATGGGAATCTGCTTGGTGGGATCGAGTTTACAAGTTTTACGAAACTAGTGTTTAATACTAGCAAACTATCGATAAATACTGTGTCATATAGGGAGGGAAACTATGACACAGAGAATAATAACAGCAATAATAATCTCTGTTGCGCTATTTTTCAGTTTGAGTTACAGTTATGCTCAAACTGATCCAATTGTTACAGAGTCTACAACTGATAGCACAGTAACTACTACAACAAGTTCAACTTCACAAATTTTATCACCGCCGCCTAGTGCAATTTCACCTAGTATAAACGGATCTAATTCTGATTTATGTACTGTAGGAGTGTCATCTGCTTTGCAAACTCAAATACTTGGTATTTCAGGAGCAACCACGCATGCAGATTTAAATTGCGAAAGATTAAAAATTGCAAAAACACTGTATGATATGGGTATGAAAGTTGCTGCTGTATCTACACTTTGTCAAGATGAACGTGTATTTCAAGCTATGTGGTATGCTGGCACGCCTTGCCCTATAGCCGGAAAAATAGGCGACGAAGCCAAGCAAATGTGGATCGATGCTGGCACACCTGGGGCAATAGTATTTACAGATTCTAAAATCGAGGAGCCAGTTAATGAGGTTGAAGCGTCTTTTAACCCTGCCCTACTTATTGGGGCTCTTGCTGCTTTGTTTATCATCGGCGGTTAATGCTCGAGCAGATCACGCAGATGAACCAGTAGTTGAATCAGACCCAGGCGCTGATACTCTCAACTATGTGTGGGATCCAGCTAATGTTGAATACACTGTTAATCTGATTAATCCAGAAAACTATACTGGCTGGACTTATGATGAGCATATTGAGGTTTCTAACAATTCTTACATGGGTACTATTAATTACGGCGACAGTATGGCAGACTGTAACAATTATTATTATAACACTCCTTGGACCGGTGTTGGTTCTTTTGGTCAGGGAGGATTGCCTTGTGTAAACATGAATGCTGACAGCGAGTTAGAACCTGTTATTAGATTTTCGTGGGGACACGCTACTGTGTATCAAACAATACAAGTCCAGCAACAGCTACAAAATCTAGGCTATGATGTTGTTGGTTTTCGTTATGGTTGGGAAATTAATAATAGTAATAAAGCACAAAATTGGTCTGCAGATGAAATATTAGCCTATGTTTACGTTTACGATAAATTTGGTAACTTAGTTTACAATAGTTTTTACAATTGGAGTTACCAAAATATTAGCGGATGGAATGCAACAGATATTGTTGCAACACTTTCAACACTTGACGCTTACCCTGCTGATAACATGGGTGTAGCTAGAATGTATTTTCACGGCCAAGATGGATGGGGATGGCAAGGATACTATGGACCTAAAGTAAGGGGTGCTTATTTTGAATATGCTTACGTTTACAATCCTTGTTACGCAACGGTATTAGCAGATCCTTCTTGTGATGGGTATGCTGAAGCATTTGGTGAACAACAATACTCTATTATGTGTTCTGCAGATCCTTTATATGATAGCGGCTGCCCTGGCTACGAAGATGCATATTTTAATTCTATGTGTAATATTAATCCTACCTACAGCATTATATGTCCAAATTATCCTATGTCAACTAGTGCATTTGACGATCAGCAAATAGTAGATATTACACCTGTAGAAGTTGAACAGGAAATAATTGCGGTTGTAGAAACTGAGGCAGAAGAAAACGTTGTTGAAGAATTAATAGACGTAGCAGAGACAGAAGTTGAAGTTGTTATCGATCCAATGGCAGAAAAAAACAACGCCAACAGTGATGAACAATCAGTAACACCTGAAAAGAAAGAACAATCAAAACGTAAAAAAATAAAGGAAATACTAGTTGCTAAACTAGCTAGTCTATCAGATCAACTTGCTCAAGAAGCAGATTTAGAAGCACAAAAATTATTACAACAGCAAATACTTGCACTAATGAATTATGTACCTGGCTTTGCTGCATACAAAGAAGGATTACCAGATGGGGTACTTTATGTATCAAATAATCCATATGAAAACTTATATGTTCCCGACAGTCGTGCAGGGCTAAGAAACGGACTTGCTCAGGAATTAAAACATAGGGAGATGGTCTTAGCTCAGTATAATTGATATTAAAGGAGAGGGTATGTATCAATATAGATGTAAAATATTAAAAGTAGTAGACGGTGATACTGTAGATGTCGATATTGATTTAGGTTTTGGAGTATGTCTAACTGATGAAAGAGTCAGAATAATGGGCATAGACACTCCGGAATCTAGAACAAGAGATTTAGAAGAAAAGGCTTTTGGCTTAGCTAGTAAAAATCGTCTTAAAGAATTATTACCAGAGGATTCTTATCAGGTCCTCAAAACTGAAGTATCTAAAAACGGAGAAGACATGAAAGGAAAATTTGGTCGTATTCTAGGCGACTTCCTAATAGGCAAAAAACGAGTTACTGAATATCTTATAGAGGAAGGACATGCAGTACCGTATCATGGTCAAAGTAAAGATGATGTTCGTGAGCAACACTTAATAAATAGGAGTAGACTATTAGCCGAAGGCAAAGTAGTATTATAAGACAAAAATTATTTAGGGAGAAATAAATGTCAGAAAAAGATTTGGGGCAAGGGTTAGAGGCTCTTGAAGACGGTATTGAAGATCTTAAAAATAAAGAATTTAAGATTTTTGGTATCAAAGTTACTGCTGTTACAGCAGGTGCGGCATTTGGTATTGTATCTACTGTGCTAGGTTTTTTATATGGAGCATTTACAGTGTATAATGATTATATGGACATGCGAGAAATGATTACTTCGTATGTAGCTCCAGATCTTTCTGGCATTGAACAGCAAATGTCTGTGCTTCAGGAACAAATGAATGCAACAGAAGATGCTGTGTTACAAGCTACTGATTATACTCGTCAAATTAGAAATGACCTAAAAGATGACGTTGGTAGAGTCGAGCGTCTTGTTGATCGTATTGAAGACAAAGTTAACGAAGTTGAAGTTGAAACTAGAGAAGTAATTGATATTGCAGATCAAAGATTTGATAACAAACGTGATCAGCTTTATGCAGATACAGATCGAAAAATTGCTGAACTAGAACAACGTCTTAATATGAAGATACAACTAGCACTAGATAATCCTTTAGCCAACTAACTACTGTTAGAATACACAGACTGATTCTGATAAATATTAAAAAGATCAGGAAGGTGACCTAATGGCAGTAGTTCAAATCTCTAAGATACAAGTCAGACGAGGACAAAAAAATCAAGGAACTGGCATCCCACAATTAGCTAGTGGTGAGTTTGGGTGGGCTGTTGATGCACAAGAACTATACATAGGTAATGGCGCTGTGAGCGAAGGGTCACCAGCTGTTGGCAACACACAAATACTTACCAGCACTACTGATATATTTTCTTTAGCAGCTTCGTATGAATATCAAAAAGACACAAATTATATAACGACAGATACACCTCGTACGTTGCAAAATAAACTTGACGATTTTGTTACAGCAGCAGACTTTGGAATGTCTGGAGAGGTTACGCAAGACGCTACTGAAAAACTACAAACAGCATTAGATCAATTATACTTAAATGTAGATAAAACATCAGAAAACAGTAAAGTGACTCTATACTTTGCACCTGGTGTATATTCAATATCAGATACTATATATATTCCTCCCCAAGTAAATCTTGTAGGTGCAGGAAAAGATAAAACTATTATACGTAACAGTTCAGCAAATGCTACAGCTTTTATAAGTGTAAATGCAGATAGCTCGATTGGCTCGTATGCAGATCATTCTACAACCACCACTGGCAATCAGTGCTCAAGAATTTCTATAAAAGATTTAAATTTAGAAACAACACAAACAAATAATCTTTTACAACTAGATAGTTGCAAAGATAGTGAATTTAGTAATGTTGTATTCAAAGGTGCGTGGGATGTAGGCACAATAGCTTCGACAAATTGTGCGTTAGTATTAAACAATTTAACATCTTCTGTGACCTCTAATAATTTACATTTTTATAAATGTGATTTTGATAATTTTTCTTATGGTGTTTACAGCGATTGGGACGTAAATTCAAACGCATGGAACGAGTGTAAATTTAGTAATTTAGGCTTAGGCTTAGCTTTTGGCACTGGACTTACTGTTCTAGATTCATTACTTAATAGTGGTAAAAGAACAGGGGCCCGGTCAAACAAAATAGAAAATAGTATATTTTCTGATATTAGCAGACAAGCAATACATTTCAAATTTGGTAACTCTAACATAAGCAGAAATAATACATTTTTACAAGTAGGCAACGAGCAAGGTGCTGAATTCGAACCGTTGTATGCAATTATTGAATTTGAAAAAGAAAATAATTTAAGCGACAATGACAGTTTCTCACGTACAGAAGTATTAGCTAATACAACATCTAATTACACATATGCATACATAGGAGAAATCAAAGGCCGAGTATCAGCAAATTATAGAGATGTGTTTTATAGAAATGATATTATTCCTACAACTATTGCCCAGACAAAGCTTAGACTTCCAGCTGATACAAGTTCATCTAAATCGTCACATTACATTGTAGATTATAGTCTTACTAGCCTTGTATACAACAGTACTAGAAGAGGCAGTTTACATGTGATTCACAACAGCACATCAGAAACAGTTGCTTTTACAGATGAATATGATTATGTTGGTGATGCAGATAAAGAAACTAGTATTCGTTTCTCAACAGGTCTTGCTAACGTAGACGGTGATGGTATTAACGAAACTATCAACGTACAGATAACAAACAACATGCCGTCGGATGATCAAACTGAATTGCGTTACCAAATTAAATTACTAAAATAGTAGCAGTTTGCCATTATAACATATTTTAACTAAATTCAAAATCTAGATACATAGTATACTTAAAGAAAAAGTTGACTAGAGCGTCAAAAAAGCTTATAATATATAAAAATTTGGAGTTGCTATGAATCGAGATATATTGATTATAAAACGTGATGGTTCTCGAGAACCACTCGACATCGAAAAAATTCACTTTGTTGTCGAGAATGCTTGTAACGGGCTAGCCGGAGTGAGTAGTAGCCAGGTAGAAATGAATGCAAACATTCAGTTTTATAACGGTATGTCGACAGGAGAAATTCAAGAAGTACTAATACGCAGTGCAAGTGATCTAATTAGTTTAGAAGCACCTAATTATCAATATGCTGCTGCAAGACTGTTAAGTTACGGCTTGTATAAGCAGGTCAATGGACAGTACGAAAGTATGTCCTTGCAAGAAATAATCGAAAAAAATATACAAAAGGGTGTATATGACAAATCTATTTTAGATCTTTATTCTACAGAAGAAATAGAAAAACTTAACAGCTATATTCATCACAAGCGTGATGAGAACTTTACTTACGCTGGTTTGCGTCAAGTAGTAGACAAGTACCTAGTACAAGACAGATCAAGTGGTGAAATTTTTGAAACACCACAGTTCATGTACATGATGATCGCAGCTACACTATTTGCGAATTATCCAAAAGAAACAAGACTGCAATATGTTAAAAGGTACTACGATGCGATTTCTCTTTTCAAAGTTAACATTCCTACTCCCGTTATGGCAGGAGTTAGAACGCCGCTTCGTCAGTTTGCAAGCTGTGTGCTTGTGGATAGTAACGACACTTTGGACAGTATCTTTTCTAGTGATATGGCTATTGGCAGGTATACTGCTCAACGTGCTGGTATTGGTATCAATGCTGGCCGCATACGTGGTGTTAATAGTAAAATCCGCGGTGGAGAAGTTGCGCACACTGGCGTGGTTCCGTTCCTAAAGAAATTTGAATCTACCGTACGCTGTTGTACACAAAATGGTGTACGTGGCGGAAGTGCTACTGTTCATTTCCCATTTTGGCATCAAGAGATAGAAGATATTCTTGTGCTGAAAAACAACAAAGGCACAGAAGACAGTCGTGTTCGTAAGCTAGACTATTCAATTCAGCTTAACCGCACAATGTACGAGCGTCTACTCAAGGGCGGTGATATCACACTATTTTCCCCGCATGATGTGCCGGGATTATACGAAGCATATTTTGGTGATGCAGATGAGTTTGAAGCTCTGTATACCAAATATGAAAACAGTCGAGTGCCAAAAAAGAAAATCCCTGCAATGGAGCTATTCTCCGAACTGATTAAAGAGCGTGCCGAAACTGGCCGTATTTACATTATGAATGTGGATCACGCAAACACTCACAGTTCGTTCTTAGACCTAGTATTCATGAGTAATCTGTGTCAAGAGATTACGTTGCCAACTACTCCGCTAGAGCACATTGATGATCCAGATGGTGAAATTGCGCTGTGTATTCTAAGCGCTATCAATGTAGGTGTTATTAACGAGCTTAGTGACCTTGAGTCTTTATGTGACTTAGCAGTTCGTGCACTTGAACAGATTATTGACTATCAGAAGTACCCTGTCAAGGCTGCTGAGATTTCTACAAAAGCTCGTCGTTCTCTAGGTATTGGATATGTAGGTCTTGCTCACTTCCTTGCTAAGAACAAAGTATCATACGAA